GCGGGGCTGCGGACGACGCAGATGAGCGTCAATGGCGAGATGGTCGCGATCACCTCCAAGGATTCGGGCGGGTGGCGCGAATTGCTGTCGGGGGCGGGGGTGCGCTCGGTCAGCGTGTCGGGGGCGGGGATCTTTACCGGCTCCGCCGCCGAGACGCGGATCAAGGGCAATGCGCTGGCCGGCACGATCGACGATTACCGTTTGAGCTTCGAAAGCGGCGAGACGCTGTCGGGGCGCTTCCTGGTGACCAAGCTCGACTATGCCGGGGATTATAATGGCGAGCGCAGCTACACGCTGAGCCTGGAGAGTTCCGGGCCGGTGGTGTCGGCGTGAGCGCGGCCAATCCCGAGCGCGGCGAGGCGGCGCTGCGCGTCGGCGGCGCGACGGTCGTGCTGCGCCCGAGCTTTGCCGCTTTGGTCGCGGCCGAGGGCGAATTGGGGCCGCTCTTCGCCTTGGTTGAGCGTGCGGCGGCGGGGGGCTTGTCGCTGGGCGAGATGGTCGGCCTGTTCTGGCATTGCCTGCACGATGCACCCGCAGGGCTGACGCGCGCGCAATTGGGCGAGGCGGTGGTGCTGGGCGGGCTGTCGCGCGCGACGCCGGTGCTGCGCGTGCTGCTCGGGCAGATTCTGGCGGGGCGGTGATGGAGCGGTTCGCGCAGGGTGCGACGCGGCTGGCGGGCTTTGCCGGCGTGGTGCTGGGCTGGGCGCCCGACATCTTCTGGCGCGCGACCCCGGCGGAATTGGCGGCGGTGGTGGCGGTGCTGCGCGGCGGTGATGGCGAGATCACCCCGCCCGATGGCGCGACGATCGCGCGGATGCAGGAGGCCTTTCCCGATGGATGAGGAAATCGAACGGCTGGTGGTGGGCGTGCGCGCCGATACCGCAGGGTTTGCGCGCGATGTCGATGCGATGCGCGCGAGCCTGGACGGGCCGCTGACCAGCGGGGTGGGTCGCGCCGGGCGCGCGATCGAGAGCGCCCTGGGCAAGGCGATCCGGAGCGGGAGCCTCAGCTTTGAGGATTTGCGCAAGGTCGCGCTGTCGGTGCTGTCGGACATTACGGCGTCGGCGCTGCGCAGCGGGTTGAGCGCGATTCTGGGCGGTGGGTCGAGCGGGTCTTCGGGGGCTGGCGGGTTGCTGGCGACGCTGGGGAGCCTGGTCGGCGCGCCGGGGCGGGCGACGGGTGGGCCGGTGTCGCCGGCGCGGCCCTATCTGGTTGGGGAGCGCGGGCCTGAGCTGTTCGTGCCGACCACCAGCGGGAGCGTGGTTGCGGCAGGCGTTGGCGGTGGCGCGCGCGATGTGCGCGTGGCGATCACGGTGCAGGGCGGGAACGATGCGCCGCAAGCGCTGGCGGCGTCGAGCCGGCAGGTGGCGCGGGCGGTGCGGGCGGCTTTGATGGAGTGAGGGGCTGCATTGGCGGTGGCGATGTTGGGAGAGCGGATTGGAGCGGCGGTTCTTTTGACTGCCCCTCTCCCCGGCCAGCATCAGGTGAACCGTGCCCCGCACGGTTCAGGTCATCCCGGGGGGATGACCGACCTGATGCTCCCCTGAAGGGGAGAGGAAGAAGATGGCATATTGGTTGGCGAGCGAGCGCACGGTTCAGGTCGAGGGCGTGGTGTCGCGGTTTGATCCGCGGTTCTGGACGGTCAATTTTCCGCGGCCGATGATGGCGGGGGTGACGACCAGCGCGGCAGATGCGCTGCGCGTTGATGCCGTCTTCTATACGTCTGGGGATCTGGCCGGGCTGATCTGGGAGGCGGAGGACCGCTTCGATCATCCGTTGCTGCGCTATGAGACGGCGCGCGATTTTCGCGGGTGTCGGCTCGGGTTTCGCTGGCGCTCGGCGGGGGTTTTGCCGCTCGATGCGGTCAATGGCCCGGTGCTGACGATCGAGGGGCGCGACGCCGCAGGCGCAGCGCGCGCCTGGTATGTGCGGTTGTGGAATTATGCGACGGGGTTGCCCGAGGATGCGACGGTGTCGCTCGACTTTGCGAGCGTGGCGGGCGGGTTCGTGCTGCCCGATGAGGCCGATCCGGTGTGGGCGGGCGATGTCGACCGGATGTTCGTGTCGCTGGTGCCGCCGGGTTTCGATGGCGGGAATGCGCCGCTGGCGGCCCCGGTCGAGGCGTGGGTCGAGCTGACGCAGATCGTGTGCGACGGGCCGGGGGCGGTGCTGGCGATTGGCGATGTGGTGGTGCCTGAGCACAGCCTTCAGATCGCGAGCGGCTATGACGACAGTTACAACCTTACGCCCGCGCGGTTGCTGCGCAACGCGCTGTTGCTCGGCTATCGCGGGAGCATCGTCCACTATCTGGGGATGAGCCATTATCTGCGGCTCGAAGCCAATTCGGGCGGCTTTTATGCGAGCCTTGCGGGTGGGGCGCTCAATGTGGCTGCGGCGGCGTGGCAGCGCGACTTTGCCGAGCGGGCGAAGGCGCTGGGCTATGACGTGATCTGGTCGCTCAGCTACGAACTGTTCGACGCGCATTGCTGGGGCGACTGGAAGCAGCGGGCGTGGGATGGCAGCCCGGCGCTGACCGGGTGGGCGCCGCCATCGACCTTGCTGTCGCCCGCGCATGACGGGGCGATGGGCTATTTGCGCGCGGTCGCGGTGGCGATGATCGAGATTGCGGTGGCCGCGGGACTTGCGCCCAAATTCCAGGTGGGTGAGCCGTGGTGGTGGATCATGCCCGATGGGCGGCCCTGCCTGTATGACGCTGCAGCGCGGCAGCATTTCGGGGCGGGTGCGGTCGAGATTGCGCGCGTCCAGGCGGTGAGCACTGCTGCCGAGCGGGCCCTGCTCGATGCAGCGGGGGCGCTGCTGGCGGCCTCGACCGCGGCTTTGGTCGCTGCGGTGCGCGCGGTGGCGCCGACGGTCGAGACGCATGTGCTGGTCTATTTGCCGACGGTGCTGGCGGGCGATGCGCCCGAGGTGCAGCGCGCCAATGTGCCGGTCGGCTGGGCGCATCCCGCCTTCGACGTGCTGCAACTGGAAGATTATGATTTCGTCGTGGCGGGCAATGTCGCGGGCACCGCGCGTGCGGTGGACGCCGCCACCGCCCGGCTTGGCTATGCGGTCGCGGATACGCACTATTTTTCGGGGTTCGTGCTGCGGCCCGATCAGACGGCGCAGTGGCGCGAGATCGAGGCTGCGGCGCTGGCGGCGCAAGCGCGCGGTGTGGCGGCGGCGTTCGTCTGGGCGCTGCCGCAATTGCTGCGCGACGGGTTCGTTCATTTCCAAGAGGCGGAGGATGCGGTGCAGGCTTTCGACGATGTGCTGTTCCCGCTCGCACTGGGGCGCGAGGCCGAGGTCAGCCCGGAATTCTCGACCGCGATCGTCACCAGCGCGGGCGGGCATGAGGCGCGCAATGCAAGCTGGGCGGAGGCGCGGACGCGCTACGATGTCGGGCCGGGGGTGCGATCCGAAGCCGATATCGCGACCTTGCTCGGCTTCTTTCGCGCGCGGATGGGGCCGGCGCGCGGGTTCCGGTTGCGCGACCCGTTCGATGCCAGTTCGGGGACCGCGACGCCGGGCGCGCGCGACCAGGTGCTGGGGACGGGCGATGGCGTCACGGTGCGCTTCGCGTTGGTCAAGCGCTATGGCGACGCGGTGCGGCGGATCACGCGGCCCGTTGGAGGGAGCGTGCGCGTCGGGGTCGGCGGGGTCGAGACGGCGGCCTTCTCGGTTGTCGCGGGCGGCTATGTCGAGCTCGATGGTGCGCCGGCCACGGGCGTGGCGGTGACCGCGGGTTTCCTGTTCGATGTGCCGGTACGGTTCGCCGAGGACCGGTTGAGCGTCAACCGCGCAACCTTCCTGGCAGGCGCGGCGACGGCGGTGCCGCTGATCGAAGTGCGCGAGGATTTGGCATGAGCTTCCTCGAAGGTACGCTCACCACGATCGCCCTGTGCTGGCGGATCGAGCGGCGCGACGGGGTGACGATCGGGCTGACTGACCATGATCGCGATTTGGTCATCAGCGGGCTGGCACATCGCGCCGCGCCGGGAATGACGCCGTCGGCGATCAAGCGCAGCGCCGGACTCGAGGCCGATACGATGGACATTACCGGTGCGCTGACCAGCGCGGCGATTGCCGAAGGTGATCTGTTGGCGGGGCGTTGGGATGGGGCGCGGGTGGCGTTGTTCGCGGTTGACTGGACCGGCAGCGGCGCGACGCAAGTGGCGCTGGGCGAAGGGACGATCGGCGCGGTTGAGACCGATCGCGGGGCCTTTACCGCCGAATTGCGCGGGGTGAGTGCGGCGCTCGAGCGGCCCGTGGTCGAGGCGACCTCGCCCGAATGCCGGGCCGAGCTGGGCGACAAACGCTGCCGCGTGGCGATGGCGGGGCGGCGGCGGATAGTGCGGGTGACGGGCGCGGCGGGGCAGGTGGTGACGGTGGATGCGGTCGAGCCTAGCGACAATGGCTATGGCGCGGGGCTGCTGCGCTGGATCGGCGGGGCGAATGGCGGGCTTGAGAGCGCGATCGCGCGATCTGCGGGGTGGACGGTGACGCTGCGGAGCGCACCCGCGCTGCCGGTGGTGGCGGGCGATTTGGTGGAGTTGATCGAGGGGTGCGATAAGAGCCTGGCGACGTGCGCCGCCCGGTTTACCAATGCGGTGAATTTTCGCGGCGAGCCGTATCTGCCGGGGATCGACCTGCTCACCCGTTATCCGGGCGCATGAGCGCGGCCGAACGCGCCATTGCGGCGGCGCGCGGTGCGATCGGCGCGCGTTTCCGCTTGCACGGGCGCGACCCGGCGTTGGGGCTCGATTGTGTCGGGCTGGCTGCGTTGGCCGCGCGCGCGGCGGGTTTCCAGGGCGAAATTCCTAGCGGCTATGCGCTGCGTGGCGGGAGCGCGGCGGCAATCGCGGCGGCGTTCTCGGCGGCGGGGCTTGTCGCCAGCGACGCGCCCGGTCCGGGTGCCCTTGCCCTGTTCAAAACCGGACCGGGGCAATTTCATCTGGCGGTGCTGGTGCCGGGCGGGATCGTCCACGCCGACGCGATGCTGCGGCGCGTGGTCGAACGACCGGGGTCGCCGCCGTGGCCAATGCTGGGATGCTGGCGGGTGGAGAAGTAAGCGATGGCGACTCTGATTCTTTCGACCGTCGGCGGGATCGTGGGCGGACCGATCGGAAGCGCGATCGGCGCGGTGATCGGCAACGTCTTTGACCGCGAGGTGCTGCTCAAGCCCAAGGCCCGGGAGGGGCCGCGACTGACCGAGCTGCAGCTGCAGACATCGAGCTATGGCACGCCGCTGCAACGCGTCTTCGGGACGATGCGGGTGGGTGGTTGCGTGATCTGGTCGACCGATCTGATCGAGAGCAGAACCAGCAGCGGCGGCGGCAAGGGACAGCCAAGCACGACAAATTACAGTTATTCGGCGTCGTTCGCGGTGGCGTTGTCAGGACGGGCGATCCAGGGAGTCGGGCGGATCTGGGCCGATGGCAAATTGCTGCGCGGCGTGGGCGGGGATTTCAAGAGTGCGACCGGTTTTCGCCTGCATCTGGGCGACGAAGGGCAAGCGGTCGATCCGCTGATTGCATCTGCGGAAGGGGCGGGGCTGACGCCTGCGCATCGTGGGCTTGCCTATGCGGTGTTCGAGCATTTCGAACTGGCCGATTATGGCAATCGTATCCCCTCGCTGACCTTCGAGGTGATTGGCGACGCGGCACCCGTGGCGGTCGGCAGGATCGCCCAGGAGCTGACGGACGATATGATCGATGGAGCCGCGGCAACGCAAGCGGTCACCGGCTTTGCGGCTTATGGCGACAGCGTCCGCAGTGTGGTCGAGACGCTGGCGGTGGCGGGGGGCGCGTGGTTCGCGCCCGAGGCGATGGGCCTGCGGATGCGGGCGGGGCTTGCCGCCGACCATGCGATCGCCGATGGCGAAGTCGTTGCCGCCGGGGCCGCGCGCGGCAAGCAAGGCCGAGCGATGGCGGCGTTGGAGACGGTGCCGCACCATGTAACCCTGGCGCATTACGACCCGGCGCGCGATTATCAGATCGGGATACAGCAGGCGCGGCGACCGGGGTCCGGGGTCCGCGAAGAACGTGTCGACATGCCGGCCGCGATCACCGCAGACACCGCCAAGACGATGGCCGAGGCTGTGCTGTGGCGGGCAGAGGCCGCCCGCGAGCGGCGCACGGTAACGCTCGGCTGGGACGCGTTAGCGGTGGCACCCGGGGCGTGTGTGACGATTGCGGGGGTGGCGGGGGTCTGGCGAGTCACGGGGTGGGCGCTGGAACATATGGTGCTGTCGCTGGAATGCGTTCGACTCGCCACGGGAACCCTGGCCGTTTCGGCGAGTGCGGGGCGGGTGCTGCACGCGCCCGACGTCGCGACGGGCACGACGGTGCTGGCCGCGTTCGAAGCGCCGCCGGAGGACGCGGTCCTCTCGGTTCCGCGCGTGACGATAATCGCAGCGGGAACCCAGCCGGGCTGGCGCAGGGCGACCTTGCTTTACAGCACCGACGGAGGTGCGCGGTGGATGGCGGCCGGTGCCACGAATGTGCCGGGGATTCTTGGGCAGGTCGTGACGCCACCTGGGGCGGCGGGCGCTGCGATCGTCGATCGCGCAAATGTGATTGAGGTCGAACTCGTCCATGCAGGCATGACACTGGTCGGAGCCGATGCTGGGGCGCTCGATGCTGGGCTGAATACAGCCCTGGTGGGGAACGAGCTGTTGCAATTCGGCGAAGCCACGCAGCTTACCGCGACACGGTGGCGACTGGCGGCGCTGCTCCGCGGGCGGCGCGCGACCGAGAGTGCGATCGGCACGCAGCGCGCGGGCGATCGCTTCGTGCTGGTCGAGCCGGACGCGAGCGCAACGCTCGACCTGCCTGGGACCGCGCAGGGAGGAGACCTGCGCATCATGGCGTCTGGACCCGGGGACGTGGAGGGGCCGGTAGAAGTCGCGCTCACGCTTGCAGGAACCTCGATCTTGCCGCTTTCGCCAACGCATCTGACGTGGTCCGAAGTGGGGAATGGGGATGTCACGGTGCAGTGGGTGCGGCGCAGCAGGGCGGGCCTGCGCTGGGTCGACGGCGTCGATGCGCCGCTGGCAGAAGAGCGCGAGGTCTATCAAATTGCGCTCCTCTATCCCGACGGACGGGGGGCCACGGTCGAAACCACGGAGCCGACCTTGGTGATTCGGCACGTCGATCGCATTGTCGGCCTGTCGATCGCGGTCACCCAGGTTGGCGCACATGGCCAATCCTACCCCCTTCACGGCATGATCCCCGCTTGGGCGGGCTAAGAAAGGACCGTCAATGAACGACCAAACGACCGTGCGGCTGAGCCTGCCTTTGCTCCAGGTGGGGCAGGCGCAGAAGGAATTGTCGCATAACGAAGCGCTGACCCTACTGGACTTTGCGGTCCAGCCAGTGGTCGAGGCGGTAGGCGTGGGGTCCCCGCCGGTTAGCCCAGACACGGGTGCATGCTGGATCGTGGGTCCATCGCCGACCGGGGCATGGAGCGGGAGTCCAAACGCGATCGCCGGGTGGACCAACGCTGGCTGGCGTTTCCTCGCCGCCCGCGATGGCATGAATGCGTGGAGCAGGGGCGATTCCGCATTCGCCCGCTTCGATGGATCGCGTTGGCGCATCGGGGAAGTTACGGGCGCGTGCTTGTTGGTTGCGGGACGTCAGGTCGTCGGGGAGCAACAATCGGCGATCTCTGCCGCTACCGGTGGGACGACCATCGACGCCGAGGCGCGGGCAACGCTTGCCGCCGTGCTTGCTGCAATGCGGTCGCACGGCCTGATCGCTTCGTGA